TGACTCATCACACCTTCTAGTTCACGAATCAGTGCACCTGTTCTAGCTGGGCCGTCTGGTGCTAATGAACCACCTTTAAGTATTGTACGTGCCCATCTGTCAAAGTCTTCAAGAGTATTGACATCTTTCATCATAGAAAAAGCCTCAAACAACGCATTGAGTAGGTTGTCGTCAGGATCATCTTTTGCTATTTTCAGTACAGACATTATAGACTCTTTTGTATCTTGCATTTCTGCTGTGATAACTTCGTCTACTATCTGTGATTTTGGCTGTTTACCAGCTTGTAGCTGTCTAAATGCGTCAGATTTTAAGAATCTAGCTTTTTTAGTTTGGTACAAAGCTGTTAACATTGTATCTACAACTTGCTTTGCTGGGCCATCTATATCATCTATACCAACTAGATCTGCTATTTCACGTCCAGCTGTACCTAGATCTCGTAGTTGCTTAAGTAAAGAACCAACAACCAAGTCACCTATGACAACATTCTTAGATGTCCATATTTCTATGCCATCAACAATATCAGGTTGAGCTTCTAGCAACTCTTTTAGGTATTGTTGTGGTGTCATTTCTATGGCATTTCTACCTTGTGTTATACGTTGATGACCTTCGATTGCTTCTCTCCATCTGGATGCTAGCTTTGGTACACTACCTTTTACAGCGTCAAGTTCTGCTTTGAACTTTGCATCACTCATTAGTCCACGCATAATGCGTTCTACTTGTTCTTCATCTGTAGCACCCTCCATAGCAATACGCTCACGTTCGTATGGTGTTGTTACAGAGCCAGTAGATCCTTCTTCTGAACCCCACTCATTACGAGTACGAGATAGCTGCTCACGAGCTTTCTGTGGTTCTACTTCTGTTATGTGTGCTCCTTGATGTGGCTGAGATATAGGTGCATTTTTGTCTGCTCTAAACTCTACCTCACCACGTCTTAGCTGTGCTAGTCCGTTTTGTACTGTCTGTTGTTTTAGATTCTTGTTTCTATCTTGTATCTGTTTTACAGCTTTTTTACCACCTCTACCCAGTGTGTAAGCAAAACCATCAAAGAATAGACCTATGCCCATACCTTCAACAATATTCTTCATCTTCATCACAACTGGATGGTCGGTATCTTTTGTAGATATAGGTGTGTCCATCCAACCATAACGGTCACGTAAAGCACCAAGAGCGTTTTGCTCGTCTGACTCTTTAGATATTAGATCAGATACAGCTCCAACAGCCATACCTCTTACAACGTTACCTTTAGCTAGTGCTATAAGACCGGCTGGTAGAGCAACTACACCTGTAGCTGCCGCAGCTTTTGCAGTTAGTATTGTACCAGCTGCTAGAGATCCAAAGTGTACTAAACCTCTGAGCTGCTTACCCCACCATGTTCTTGTTTCGATTGGATTATCATAACCGCCAAAGGGTGTAAAGTCTGGCTTGTATGCACCAGTCTCCTCCCTTTGTCTTTGCATCTCCCCAGACAAAGCATCGGCTGTACGTTCTGGAAACGTAGCAATAGATGATGCAGTATCTTGTAAACCACCAGATAAAATAGACTGACCCTCTTTGATGAGTGCCTTAGCACCCCATGTATCGGAGTTGCGTGGATCAGCTTGTGTGTCAACGGCCTGTTGTTCGACCTGAGCTTGCTCTGACTTTGCCTGTTCTTCGGCTATTATCCGGGCTCGATAGTCGTCTGATATATCTTCAGCTACGGTGGCTAGCTCTTCGATTACCTCATCGTCTATCATATATTTTCCTGAGTCCATTAAATTGTTAATCCTCCAAAGTCATTCTCGACGTAATCTTTGATTAGTGCATCCAAATACTTGTTGCTTTTTTGTGTTTTTACATTATCTAAAATTATCTCGTTTATATCACCTTGTAAGTTTTGGAACTGATTGTTCTTCATACCTCTAAGATTAGGAAAGAATTGTAGTACTGCTGTTATGTCGCTATCGTTTAAATTAGTCAGCCTACGCCAGTCTTTATCAGCGTCAACTAATGCACCCATGATACTGTTACTTTTATTGGCTTGTACTCTCATCAGACCAAGTGTCATAAGTTTTTGAGTATTTTCATCCATTACAGCATCTACTCTTATACCGCCAGCTTCTACAACTTCTATGAGTTCTTCTGAGCTAATCTTAAACATACCAAAGTCAGTCGCACCAGCCTTAGCTTTTCTGTACGCATCTGCAACTGTCATTTCTTCTAGTTTGACTTTTGGTTTTGTAAATACATTACTGTTAGGATCTCTATAGTAACTTGTGTTATCTGTAACTTTAAGAGCATTAAACATTTTTTGTTCTGCCGTTACGTCATCATCACCATTAAGTAAAGTTAGATTCTTAGTTTGATTCTTACGTAAATACAAAAAACGTTGCTCTTGTTCTGTTAGATCAAAGAATGTCTCTGGGTTCTTCATGTTGCTAGTGTCACCCGGAAATGTAGCTTTATATCTTGCAAGAGCATACTCGTGTGGCATTACATTTGTACCTTGAGTAACTTTTTCAAAATATCTTGGAAAAGGTTTTGCAAAATCACTTTCGTAATAATCATATAACTGATCTAACGCACGTTTCTCGTCAATAGACACAAACTCTTTCTGATTCATTGTAGCGTCTATACCATTAGTCTTTAGATGGTTTTGGTCATTCGCTATATCTATAGGAAGTGTTGGTCTAGTTGTATCTATTTTAGGTTTATAATCACCGTTTACAAGTTTTTCTAGTATAGCATTATATTCTAAATCTTTAGCAGCCATCATTGATAAATTAATATCACCTTCCATACGTTCTTCTATTTTTTCAGCTAACTCAAAATTTGCTGCTTGAACTTCTGAATTTAGTTGTGAAGTTGTCAACTCAATAGCTGGGTTTCTTGCAAGTGCCCTTAACTTCTTTTCATAATCTTTTGCAAGATCACCAGCAAAATTAAAGTTT